TATTTTGCGCTGACAGTACCGTCTTTATCTATTTCAGCCATTTCAGTATTATTGCTGTTTCGTATGCGCAGCTTGGAATCTGAATCAAACCCCATCACACCGACTCGATTTCCGTTAATTAAATAATCGATTACTGACAATGCCGCCGAGCTTGACGTTGGTCCTCTGTTTACCTTCAAGCTTTCTCCGTAATTTGAATTGCTTATCGTTCCTCCGGTCAACGGCAAATATGCTGCGGCATTCTCGGCTATTCCTGCAAGCTTAGCTTTTTCTTCGTCAGTATAATCATTACTGGATAATCCTTTCCCTTCTACTTTATCTACCTTCGCACGATCTAAATCTGTGCTTTTTTTATTCAAAGATTGGATAGAAGCATTTAGCGCATTACACGATGAATTCAACGCATCTGATTGTGATTGTAAAGCGGCTATAATCATTTTATTCTGTACCGGATTTGTACTGTTGATATTCCATGCAGAATCAACTATTGTTTTATTAGCTCCTGCCTCGATTCCCTCTAGCTTAGCTTTTTCTGAATTTGTATAATCATTGGTTGACAGTCCTTTTCCGGTTTCTTTCATTACTCTGGCCTGCAAGGCTTCGTTAGTGGACGCTGAAATGGCGTCCGCTCTGAAATTAGTATACGCCTTTGCCTGTTCCAGAATATCTTCACCGGCAGGCGTTTTCCCGTCCAGATACTCAAAGTTATCATTTATTGCATCAACACACTTTCCCACATTTGTACTGCCCTGTATTTTTATTAATCCGTCTGCCATTATTCCACCTCCGTATGAATAATATTATTTCCTGCCAGTTCGTCCCATGTAGCGTTTAACTGTTCCATTGTATAGCCTGCATCTCCCAAGCCGTACCACGTGTTATTGGCTGTAATTTCATTCTTTATCAATTCTGTACGTACCGAATCATAACCGCCGTTAATTCGTCCTTTACTGGTTATTGTTTTTCGTAATGAACCTAATTCTATGCTTACAACTTCACCTGTGATTCCGTCAACGGTTTTCTTAACTATCTGCTGAATGGTATTTATACCCAATTCTTCATTATAGATAGTTCCTATATCGCCCAGTTCACAACGCTGTAAATTAATAAATCCTTTATACAAATCGAAATCAACTAAATTCGCAAATGTGACACGATAATTGACAACAGGCGAACATTCTAACAGCATATAGTCCTGTACCTTCTTATTGAAAAGAGATTTGACGTCATCAATAGTAAACTTGTTTCCCAGTTCCTGCCTTACTTGCGTTTCCGTGAGAGAAATTTGATACGATTTCATGGGTGCAACAGGCAGCGGCGGTAAATTAAAACGATGAAAACTAACTATGCCGTTATATTGTGCCGTGACTTCTTCTCCGTTTTTCAGCGGATCGTATGTATATTTTCCTACCCAATATAAATCACCGCAATAATCAGACAGGTCAACATCTTCTTCAATTTCGGTCATGTCAACACCGTAACTTATATTAAACGCATTCGACATACCACGCTGTTTGTTGATTGTAACATTGAAATTGTCCCTGATGATTTCACCGCCCCAGACATTGATAAAACAATTATCAGCACCTAATAACGCCTTAGTGGGGGACATATCCTCATAATATGCAGAATGCATAAACGGCATATTTTCGTATGATGTATCGCCTTTGAGGTCGCTATAAAATTTAAAACGGTCAGTCGGCTTGCCAGTTGTAAATGAACCACGTTTATCGTATGTATGGGACATTATCCAGTTCAGCGCATCTGGACCGTTCAAAATACCCGATTGGGTAGAACGAATAAAATAGAAATTCAGGTCATAGAAAATATGCATTTCATCAACAGTACGCTGCTTTGTCCCGTCTGAGGACATTGACGTACTTTTTCTGTAAATACTGCACTTTGATAATGTTGTATTCAATAAGAAATTTCCAGTTTCCTAAATCGTCAAACGGATGGGTAAGAGTCAGTGAATATTCACCGTTTAGCACCTCTGTGATTTTACATTCGGTAGGACATAAAATCCTTATACCGTTATGGCTAAAATCAGTTTCATCAGATTTGTAAACGGAAATGTATTCATACTGTTTCATCACAGCCACCTCGTATTGGGAGTAACGTCAAAAACAAGAAGCTTCTGCTCCGTATGCTTATACTGTCTTACGGTGCCGTCCGGCATTGTATGCTCCCATGTGTATTCCGGAATTAATCTAAATTTGACAGTATTTTCTCCCGGTTCTAACATGGGGAATTTGCCGCTTGTCATTTCACAGCAGACTTTTCTTACGCCGTTTTCCAGTCTGTAAGCCAGTCTGAGAGAAGTGTTAATAAACATTGTGGCTTCGGGACTGAGATAATGATATATAGGCGTTCCGTTTCCTGACGGTGTGTAAGTATCGGTATATTCGCCGTTTGCAGTTCCGCTGTCAATTATCAGCGGTGCTCCGCCGTTTACGGCCATTTCAATACGCCCTGCCCAACGAAAAAAATACAATGGCTCGCAGGAATACGAGCCGCCCGCCGTTACCTTTATCGTTTTTTCCGGTTGACTGTCCTTTATATCGGTAAATATGTGGGATAGTGTATCATTTTTTATAGAATACGCAAAAGGCGAACATATAAAGCGTATCACAAAGCTTCTTAGTTCATCAGAAATGCGTACAGCAGATATCACATCATTTGAAATGACGTTGTAATATTTGTCGGGTTCATCACTGTAAACAAGCTTGCCATTACCTTTAAGCCATTGGAAAATATCCCTTGTTTTTGATATGTCAGTAATCATAACCTCAAATTCAAGTTCAGTATTTTCGTATTCTTCAATTGATCTGGTTAATTGTTCGGGTCTGCCGGGTATAGTTATTGATTCCACAGTATTGCCCCCTCGTGACGGAGGAGGCATTTCAATAATTTTTAATCCATATGTATTACTTGATATTCCGTTAAAAGTGAAAGTAGCCATAATTAATCACCGCCTATGGACATAATATCTTTTTTATCTTGTCTGCTTAACTCTTCTGAAATACGAATTATATCAATATCACTGCGTACTGTAAAATAATTCTTATGTTCGATTTTAACATCTGTATGATTATTAACGTTACTGCTGTTTGTCACAGATTCAGGAGAATATGCGCCATTGGCAATAGCAAACAAACGCTTCTGCTGTGCGGCAGTAAGTACCATTTCACCGTCCATTGCCATAATAGGGGATTCATATTTTCCTTTAAAATCAATAATACCGCCCGTATGGAAACGGGGAAGGGAAACCTCCCCGATAGTCGGAATTTGACCAATGGGGTCTCCGGGAATTTTATCAGTGATTTTATTTACGCCGTTAATTAAACTGTTTATAACGCCGATAGCGCCGTTTATAACATTTTCGGCAATGGTAGGTATCAGATTAAAACAGCTTTTAAAAATATTTACTATGTTATCCCAAGCGGCTGACCAGTCTCCGGTAAATACATTTTTTATAAAATCTATAATATTTTTGAATACTGTTATAACATGTTCGACAATAGGCTTTACTATGTTTAATGCGGTTTGAAGTCTGTCCTGAAACATATCGGCAAGATAAGCAATTACAGGGGACAACATGTCTACAACGTCCGCAACTCCTTCAAACAGGCTTTTAAGACTTGGCAGTAAGCTGCTTATAAAATCAATAATAGGAACAGCCAGCGCATTAAAAACGTCAACCAGGGGTGGAATAAGATTATTTATCAATTCCATAATTGGCGGCATTAGTTCCTTAAACAGGTCAACCACCAACGGCAGAATTTCATCTTTGAACAGGTCAAATACAGGCTGCAGACTTTCAAAAGCATCTTTAAGCGCCGGAAGTATTTCCTCTGTCATAAGCGGCATTAAATCATCACTCATAAGCTGTGAAAATCCGTCTATAATACCGGGCAATGCTTCGCTTGCAAGTTGTAATACAGGTTCTAAAAATGTTTCAAATGCCTCTATAACGTCCGGTAAAACTTCTTGTATAACCGGCAGAACTTCTTCAATAAGTTCAGTCAGTACAGGTA